CACAAAGAGGACAAGGATCTATACAAAAGTTTTTCTTTTGTATAGTCCCTTGTTTATCTTTGTGTAGAAATTTTTCCAAAAACGTCAATTTGAGTGACACTGGTATTGATTTAATTGCTTTTCCATTATGAACGTGTACAAGGAATTTTGTCTGAAATAAGAGCTTGTTTAATAAAGAAGTTTTTAAGGTACAAATCGGCACTCTAAACAAGTGCAGAGAGTTAATAACCTTTCTCTCTAGTTTTGGTAGTTCATTAGGCAACGGTACGTGCAAACTCGCGTTCGTCTAAAATAACAAAGCTTATTTTTTATTTGGAGTTAGAGTGGAGCGGAAATAATTGTATCTGAAATAAACCTTTAAGCGCATGGTGCCTTAAGTTAGATTTCGATCCGTTGTTTCTGTTTTTCTTCCCTAGTTTTGAGTAAGAAAGTCAATTGGTGAAGGCTAGTCCCCTTTATGGATTGAGGTTCGAGGCCTGAAAATTTCGCTAAATTAAAAATTTATATAACCTATATATTTATCATTAATTTCGTTATGTATTTAATTCTCGTTAGAATTACACATATTGAGTATCACACCTAGAATACGCATGGAGCTATTTAGTATAGGATACCTAATTATATATTTAAAAACAAAAACAAAAATGAACTGTGAAAATAATAAAATTAATCAAGGTTTAAAGGACTCTAAAATAAATAAAGACAAAAAAGAAAAATCTATGAGTTATTATGATAGTATTAAAACAATTGATGCAGAGGTAGTGAGAGTCAATCGTTATTTCTTGTTTTATGCTCGTAATATGAATACAGTTAGTGTTACTAAAGAAGTATTCAAACGCATAGATTCCCCAACAATTTCTTTTAAAAATTTTAAAGTAAAAGTTGTTGGAGAGATAAGTAGAGAGAGAGTTAAAAATCATTTTGCTGGTTTCAAAGCCCAAGGTTTTTCTGATTTTCTTTCTATTTTTACCACTATTTTAAATACAGCTAGTAGTGCTTTAAAAACTACAGAGAAAGTAGTGAAAAGGATAAATAAGAGATTTTATATTTTGTTAGCCAAGTTGTTGCTAGAATTTAGTAGTTTTTCATCTGATTTTGGAGGAAGAAGAATAGATCAGTTTATTAATATAATTTTAAGTATGTATGCCTTAATAGATCATTTCTCCGCAGAAGGAATAGAGAGTGTTGTATTAGCTGGTTTATACCCGTATTTTCCACTTTGTGTGCAAAATGTCTTGAAACATTTGCAATTGTTTACTAATGTCAAGGTTTCAGATGATTTCACTTTAATTCACCAATTATTTGAAAAACTGGAATGTTTTTTAATTTTCATTTTGGATCAATTTGGAGCAAGCCAGCGATTGAAAGACCTAACGATGAGATGTTTCTCATATTTAGGTTTTGGCGATAAACATTTAATTTTAAATAAAATGAGTAGCCTTAGAGAAGAGGCTGATAAAGATCCAAAAAAATTTTTGAGAATGTCATTTTGTGAGGCTGCTTTTAGCCTAAATAAAAAATATGAAGAGTGTGCAACGTTATCTGATTGGAAAAGGAAGTGTGGTTCAGTAAAAGAAGAGTGTGATAAATGGGAAAGATTTATGAAAATAGTTCGTTCTAATCTGGACACGGCAAGGCAAGAACCTAACTTGTTTGTACTAGAAGGTCCTCCTAATGTAGGTAAATCTATATTTTTGAATCAAGTCGTTTCATCTCTTAATTGGACATGTTATAGTCATTCAGTTCCTGATGTGAATGAAGGAAGAGATTTTTACGATAGTTATAATAATGAAGACGTATTCTTTATGGATGATGTGGGACAGAAAGGAGTAAGTCAGTGGAGAACCATGATTAACATGGTATCATCAGTTAAGTTACCATTAGACTGCGCAGAAGCCAAGTTGAAGGACACCAAGTTCTTTAATAGTCACACTATTCTAGCTACGACAAATTCGTTTATGAATATTCAAAGTGTTATGAGGACTGATGGTATAGCTGATGTCAGAGCACTATGGAGAAGAGGTTTCGTGTTTGATTTTTCAGAAGTCAAAAGGAATGATGGTAATTTTACGGGAAAGATTAAGTTCTTGCACTATAATAGTGGGGAAAGTCGATTTGTTCATGGATTTCCTTCTTACTTTAAATATTCATTACCAACTAGTTTAGAGTTAAAAGGAGACGATATGTTTCATAATGCTCGAGTTTGGATGGGAGCTATCATAAAAGGATTTAAAATTTTAAAAGAGAAAATGAAGTTTAGTTACGATTTGACGCAGAGTATGAAAGATATAACAAATAGTGATATAGATGCTCTGTTAGAAGAATATCATGATGTTGAAGCTCAGGGTATTTTCGACTCGGTGATAATGGGAGCCGGTTTATATTATGGTATTACTGGTGCTCGTAGAGTTACTGATTTACTTTGGGCAGAATGTGCTGAATGGCAGTATATATTTAATGACTCCTTTGAAAGTAGTCCTCATATGACGAGGGATGAGAAACAAGATGTTCGTGATTATCAAAATTCGCTATTAGAGTCAAAAATAGAATTTTATATGAATTTGCTTATGGGCTTTGGAATGATTTGTTTCTGTTATTCCATCTATTTGTCTATAGAAGGTTTTTTTACCCAAGAGTCGAATAAAGACAAAAATATGAGTGTTCCTGCAAGTTTTAAAGGTGAAGGTTTGAAACTGGCAGGAGACTTTTCATCTGTTCATAATTCCGTCAGCTTAATTAAAAATCACGTGTTTGAATGTGACTTGCAAGGTCCTACAGAAGAAACAGTTTCATGTTGCGTTCTTGTTTCAGGACGGATTTTAATATTTCCAGAACACATGAATATGGGTGAACAGATGAAAATTAAAATTTATAAGGATAGATCTCTTAATCACGTCGTGATAGAGTGGATGACCATTTCCGTACTGTATAGCAATGCAGAAGAAGATGTTTGTATTTTTGAATTACCCTCTAGATTTCCTAATCCATTTAAGAGTTTGTCAAATTGGGTTAACAAAGATGTTCGAGGTAAGGATGAAGAATATTTAGTAACTCCGTGGGGTTTTCACTCAATCAAATCAGGTAGTAACGTGGGTTCTGTGTTGGAATATATATTTAAAACTCAGACACAAAATAGAATTTTGAAAGCAAGGCCTGATTATTTTCTATATGATGTTCAAAATCCAGGAATGTGTGGAAGTCCTATTTTATCATTAACTAATGGATTAGTAGGGTTTCATGTAGCGGGGAGTCAATCACAAGGCTTAGGCATAGGTTCAAATTGGTCGTTAGAACTGAGAAAAGTGATAAAGAGTTTTATTGATAAAGATAAACCTTTAATACCAGTCCCTTTTTCTGTGTCTAGTAAGATAATGGAAAATAGTAGTGTTTGTAAGTTAGACAATGGTAAGTTGATATCCAATACTCCATCCGTGTCTAACATAGAACCTTCAGCTCTATATGGAATATATCCTGTTAATAGGTTTCCTGCAGAATTAGATAAGTACGGTGATAAAACGTTGAAAATAGTAGCAGCAAAGTCTTTTAAAAATTGCAAGAGTTTTACACAGGATGAGTTAAAATTTGCAAAGAAGGTTTTAGATGAGATAATTGAACCGTTTGGGGAATTAACTGATAGAGAAGTTATTTTAGGTACTGATAGTCTAGCTCGTTTAAATAAAAAATCATCAAATGGTTTTGGTTGTTACAAAGAGAAAGAAAAATATATAAATTTTGAAAAAGGAGTTGTAACGGACATGTTTGATGAAGAATTGAAAGATATAGAAAATCAAGCAAGACAAGGTCATGTAGAATATAAAAACCTCTTATGGTTCGAGTGTCTTAAAGATGAAATTAGAAACGAAGAGAAAGAAGGTGTCCCGCGCAGTTTTAGAGTAGGTACTATTCATCAGCAATTTTTGATGAAAAAATATTTTGGAAGAATGGTTGAGAATATAATGAACAATAGAGATTTTAACAAAATCATGGTTGGTTGCAATCCTATAATAGAATGGCCAAAAATTTTCTCCGATTTACAAACGGGAAAAATATTCGCGGGAGATATAAAGAATTGGGATGGAGGAATGAATCCCATGATACAAGAAATGATAGCAAGTACTTTGTTGGAAAAGAGTAGTGGTAGTAACCCTAATTTAATTCAGGCCTTAGCTGGAACCTTGACTAATTCAATGGTTATTGTAAACAAAGACTTGTATATTACTACACATTCTATGCCTTCAGGTAGTTATTTGACTGCTATTGTTAATAGTATTGTAAATAAATTATATACCGCTATTTGGTATTACAGGAATGTGTCTAAACCCACAACATTAGGATATTGGACAGATGTATCTGATTATGTCTATGGGGATGATAAATTAAATGTGGTAAGAAATCATTTTTCTTCTCTGAATGCAAACACTATGGAGGAGTTTTTTACGGATGCAGGTTTGGGTTTCACTGATGCAAACAAACATGCCATATGTTCTCCTTTTCAGAGTATAAGTGAAGTTTCTTTTTTAAAAAGAACTTTTTCTTTTCACCCGGGAATAAATAGAATAGTGTGTCCGCTGGAATTAAGAGTAATTTACAATACCCTTTCATATTATGATAGTTCGAAAGATCATTCCGTCGTAATTAAGGATAAAATTCTAGCTGTGCAAAGAGAAATGTTTTTGCATTCTGATTATAAAGCATTGTTGGCTGATTTCTATTACCGTTTAAAAAAATATAAAGTTCCTTGGGAAAAAATTCCTCATCAAACCATGATTAATTATTTTTTGGATGATAATTGTGAAATACCTTTGTCATTTTCTAATAATTTATATTATTAAATGATTAATTTATAATTTTATTTTTATAATTTATTTTTAAATATAATTTGTATATATGCGTTTTTAACATATTTGCTTTTTTAGTATACTCTTTTGCGAATAGCGACAGACAGATTATATTTTTATATTGAAAAGAGACCATCTATTATTGCTAATTATGGTAGTAATTAGCTAGATGTAAATTAATGCTACCTCGAACGAAGTAAATAATAATAATACTGTTGCTGACACAACAATAAATACAGTCGAATCAACAATGTTAGAAAATATGTCTAAGGTTGGAATAGTTGAAAGTTTTCAAGATAGTAATAATAATGTTAATGTAGTATCTCAAAACTATTTATCCGGGATTAGACTAAGAAATAATATAGAACCAGATACAATGTTCGAAACATTCCCAGAACAGGCCGGTGTTTCTTCGGATTTCCTCATGGATTATACCCGAATTTTAAACAAGCCTTTTAGAGTGGGAACTGTTAAGTGGCCGGACTCAGCTTTTAGAAATACTTTTTTGGATGTTTTTAAATTTCCAGAAATTTTGTTGTCTAATCCTTTGGCTTCCATTCCCTTTGATGCTTCTACTTTATATAGATGTAAAGCCAGTTTGATTTTGCAAGTATCAGGAACTCCAATGCATCAAGGCACATTAGTTGCTGCTTGTTTGCCTATAGGTTATGGATCGGAAATTAATCCGAATCCAACCGGTTTGAATGTAGCTAATACTCTTCTAGCTGCTCCTCACGTATTTTTATCTGCTAATGAGAGTACGCCGGCAACTTTGGAAATACCATTTTATCCTAACACTAAATTAACAAAGTGTGATACTGATTTATCTACAGTTAGTCCAACATTCTCATTACGAGATTATGCTGACATAGTTTTATATGTTTTAAACCCACTTAGTCCACCTACCGGGGGATCTACAACATTAACTGTAACTATGCATGTTGTATTTAAATATATGGAATTTTATGCCCCGCATGTAGACACTAGATTTCAAGCAGAGGGTTTATTAGATTCGGTAAAAAAATTTGGTACTAAATCTATAGATAAAACTTTTAATGCAGCTAGAGAAGTGACAGGTGATTTCTTTGACACTGCTCGTAGTCTAGTTAAATCTTATACGGGGTTACATAATCCAAATAATCCAGAATTAGTAGACAAATGCCAAGTAACTACCCGTCAACTCCCTAATGTTGTAGATAAACCAACGCAATATGAAAAATTGGACCCTTTTTATGATTTTGATCGCATTACAACACAACCATTGTTCGATACGATGCGGGATGAAATGAGCATTAGAGAAATATTGAGAAAACCCCAGTTAATCGGTACTTTTGCTGTTTATGATGATACAAGTGAAGGTAAGCTACTTTGGTCTCGTCCTATTACTCCTTTGCAAGAATTTCGCAATTATACTTATACGGATGTAAATTCACAAACTAATCCGTCTTATTATTTCACTAATTTACAACAAACGTTGGCTACCATGTCAAAATACTGGAGAGGATCTTTAAAAATACATATTCAATCGAATATGTCTAATTTTCATTTTTGTAAATTATTATTAGCAAGAGACTACTCTGTAAGAAGCTTAGCTTTGGCAAATCCAGGTGTGGCCCCTTTGTATGATCAAATTTCCAATTTTCCTTGTGAAACTTTGGAATTTGCTGCTGGAGGACAGGTTCAAACTATTGATCTGCCATATGTTTCACCCATAGAACAATTACCAGTTGCGCAATCACCCAAATTAAACGCTTCGGAACATGGGGTTTATTATATTTATTTGAATCAACCTTTAGTTACGAATGGTACTGTTAATAGATTTGTAGAGTTTAATGTTTATTTATCCGTTGGTGATGATTTTGAACTATTTGGTTATTCTACGGATCCTTATAGAATTTTATATCCTGGAGATATTGGATCAATTCCCGCACTCACAGACTCTGATAGTAAAAAACAAGTCTCTTTTGAGGCTCAGGGCTCAGCTAATCCTATTAGTGTGTCTAGCCAGGCTAATATTAATTTTACTAGTAGGGAAGAAAATGAAGATCATGAAGCTTCCGATTTTCGTCCAATTACTAGTATTAGAGACATATCCCGCAGAATGTATAAATTAGCACGTTATAAATATTTAAATACGGAGGTAAATACTAATGGAGGACTCTTTTCTTATAATATAGGTGCATTATTAGGTTTGCAAGAACAAGTTAATGAGATAGGTGTTCCATCTCCTGATACTTATAAATCAACAGCTGCATCCACTTTACGAAGAGTTTTAGGATTATATCATGGTTATCAAGGAGGTGCCAAATTCAAGATTGTTGTACAAGGATCATCTGGTGCTTCCGTGTGGTACGTTCCTCCAACTTATAGTTACCGTACTGATCCAACTTTAGATGCTACCTGGGCCGGAAATTTGCCATTCCCAGCAGCTAGTGCGACAGTAGCACATAAAGCAGTAGCTCGTAGTATGTACCAAAATTTAAAATTTACTGCAAATAATTTAGACGAGGAATTTTCGTGTCAAAGTGTTCTGCAAGAACGACCTAATTATTTTGCTACAGGTTTTGCAGGAGTTATTGATCCTACCCAAGCAGGGTTAGCGTCAGAAAGTATATCAGTGTTAGATATTGAAACACCTAATATGACCCCTTATAGATTTTTAGGAGATGCGACCTCGCATTTGCATGTTTTAAATGGACCAATTTATGACTCACCAACCACAAATATGGGTCATTTAATGGTGTTTATTCCACAAAATATAACTACGGGAGCAGCTATAACAGAATCAGCAGTTTATGTTACGATATTTGGAAGCGTAAATGATTCTGCAAGAATGGGGTATCAAGTTTATGCTCCGTTCATTTTACAACCAGCAATTTTATCTAACGTAGCTGGTGTTTACCAACCCATCTCAACAAGCAACCAAGGTAATGGTGCTGTAGTAGAATCATTATTACCAAGAGTATCATGCCCTGGTGCATATTATACCCAACCATAAAACAATTTTTAATTATATTTTTATATAATTTGTGTTAGCCTCAATTGTTTTATTTTTAAATTTAAAGAGGCCATTTTTCAATTTTGTAATATATTTATTTAGTTAATACCGTAAGAGGAACTATAAATATATCTTACGGTAATTAAGTTATGGCCTCTCTAACGGAGGCTAATCAATTTTTT